ATTTCTAATTGGGTGGTAAACTCCATCTAAAGCTAAATATTTGTTTTCTTGCAACTGGAAACAGCCAAGTCAAGATCTTCGACGATTCATATTTCAGAACATATGACGTGGGAGGATCTGCAGAAGGAGCTAAGGAAAACAAGCTCCATGTCCATGCTTTAATTGGACACACGATGCTAGATATTAACTAGTGTTCGTAAATTCTTTTAGCGGAAGTGGTACAAGATTGCGTAGAAATACGCCCGTGGTTACGAGCGAAAGGTATGGAACGATATAAAATGGGTTAAAGGTCGGTTTTAGAATGATCTGGATCAACTCAGGGGGTAGCGCCTCGGAACTCTCCATACGGAATTACTCGGCCCTCCACGAGGCTGCGAACGAAATACCAGACCGTATCACTGCGTGATAGTAGGTGTACTTAGGAACGATTACATAGTAGGAAGTAAACAGTTAACTCTGGAACAACCCAATTGGACAGATGCATTAAGTTAGCACAAGGTGTTCCCTTGTGTGCATTTTCCCCTAGGTCCCCGTCTCACGTATGTGTAAGATAGTCTGAGCAGTGCTAGTCAAGTTAGGGATGACATTGACTAGGCAGGATACTTTCGAAAGATATCCCGGGAAAGAGGCCCACGTCTAAAAGAATACAGGAACCAAGGTTTAATATTATCGTGATGAAATTTACATTCATCTCGCTCTATTACCTATCAAAATTCTACTACACACTAACAAACTACCGTATATTAACAACAACAACAACCAATCTATCAATCAATGTTTTTCTTCTTAATTCAATCGGGTATTTTGTCATCCATCATCAATATTTTCACAACTATTTTAGTCATCGTAAATGTGACTTTAATTTTCAATTTGGACGAATGTTTTTATGTTTGTCCTTCAACACTATATTTCTACTGGATTTATTTGAGGGTACTGTACTTCATTGAGTACGGAACTTCTTTGATTATCCACCTCTTTTTCTTCTCTCTTCAATATCTTAACAGTCGATATTACATTAGTAGATCACTCGTGATCGATAATGCTGATTTCCTGTTAGACCGGAAGAAAAAGATGACCGTTCACACTGATCGTATTTTCTATGTGAATATCAAATCAGAAGTCGATAGACACTCGTTCTGCTTTTTCAATTTGATCCAATTATTTGGTGACAAATTTGGAAAAGGAGTTCTTCCTCCTATGATTAACACTAAACACGCTTTAATTCGCTGGTGCATGAGAAATCATGTTCCCATAATTTTGGGACCTGGCAAAGTTAATGTTCCGATGTTTAGATTTGGGTCTATGCAGCGAAATTTAGCTGTTAGACTGGACGGACCCCATGTTACTTTGGTCAGGTATTCAGTAATCCGTTCATTTTATTGTCCCACTGTACACAAATTTTACAATTGTTTTCTATTCGGTTATCGCCAGATGGAAGCGAGAGTTGGAAAATTAGCAGTCAGTGCGTTTAGAGGCATGAAGAGAGAGAATAACAGGTCATTTGAGTTCTTAGGTGATGATCTGGCTGTCTGTCTCCCCTATGCTGGCTCGGTATCGATGTCCGAACTGATGAGCAAGGCTGAATCAATTGTCGACCCTGTCAGTGATTGTCTCTACAATATTATTAACCACCACGGCTTCGAGTCTGTGAGAGGGGATTTAAATTCTGTGTCATTAACTGGAGACCTTCAAGGTTTCCTTATGAAATGGAAAATTCCTCAATCATGGGCTGTGGGGTTTATCGATGGAAATCGGTTACATGTTATGTCCGAACGCAGGCGCATCAAGAATGTCGTTATTGTGAACGGTAAACATGTTATGACTGTACATATTCCCATCACTCTCTCGAAAAACACTACTACTTACTACTGTGATACCAAATTCGTTGGTGCCAGAAGTGGAAAGAAATGGATTGCGAAAGCTCCTGGACCAGCTCCAGTTGTTTATCCTGGTGCTGCAGGCATACGGCAAGACATCGCTAGAAATAGAGATTGGCTTGAACTGCACGACACTAATAAGAAAATCGCTAATCTTAACGCTCCACCGAAGAAACCCTCGACAGATCCACATGAACTCACCGGTCGTGTGAAATATGCCGAATCACAGTTTGTTGAAAGTCGAATCAGAGTTGTCTGCGCGGTTTTCTTTCTTTATATTGTTCAAATATGTTTTACTCCTGAACTAATTACCCCTTGGATAATTGTCGCTTCTTTTCTAGCTTTTGGATCTTGGTTCAAAATCATGAGAAAGGCATTTTTCAGATTTTCCAAATACGGAGTTTACTATTGTTTGTTCATTAATTCTCAGATCTACTTAGGTATCCCTCGAGTAGTTATCTCTTACTTACAACGTGAGATTTATGATTCACCGAACTTTACACGTTCTGCACTAGATGTTAAATACTTACTACATCCTAAATTCGATGGAGACATCGCTTTTATGACTAGGTATATGCCTGTGTGGGAACTGATGTGGTTCGTTTTCTTTGGAATCATCATATTTTATGTTTGTTGGAAAGCTAGATATCATCTGCACACCGTTAAATTACACATTTCCTCTGGAGCTTCGGAGGTTTATATTAACGATGTAGATATGAGAATTGACGTGCACAAGCAAGGAAATTTTGAGCACTATCAAAACGTCTCCACTTATAGTTTTGAATATATCAGTTGTCCATGGTGTGATGACCCAATGAATTGCGATCACTCTTACAAGGAAGTCAAGGAAGGCCAATTCCCTGTATGCAATGAATTGTTGTCACAACTATTAGGATCTGATAAAGTCAGAGCTGGCGATGATATGGCAGTTATTAAAGAAAGAATGGTAAGATGCATAGCTAACAACTCGAGTATCAACAGAGATAGGTTTTCGAACTTGAGTAATGTCGATTTGGACAGGAATACATTAAGGGTGGCACTAGCAATAGTGTCTTCGAGGAAATTACGCGACCAAAAGATTGGCGCTGATTGCCTCCCTTTAAACTTCTAAACCGTCCTACGAAGTTTCGGCTTGCTTTTGGGTATCGATCTAACGAGATTAGATTGCCAGCCCCTGAGCTTGCTGTGGACGACTTAACGATACTGGGTTTTCGTAGATACGATACAAACCTACCGAGGGCACCTGTTGCAAGGGACATGGGACCATCGGTTAAGGGAGTGTTGTTACCACACGGAGATCCGGGTTGTCCATTTACACGTAGAGATGGTGTGATTAAAAGGATGGGTCAACCCCTTCCTAAACCATTTCCAAAAGACTTTTTAAAATTGGTGACTCAGGAAGTCAATATATTTATTAAGGAAAGGAAACTCACACCTATTCCAAAGGACGGATTAATTTCCCCTTTGGAATGGTTAGAGCGTACGAATTATCCTGAATGGCGCAAACAGGAGTTGAGAGATTATTATCATAATGAGATCAGAGACTTCAAGGATCGCGACTGGATGGGTAGACTTAAACATTTTCTTATCAAGAGCTTTATGAAAGACGAACACTATGTAGACTGGAAACATGTTCGCGACATCTACGCTAGGTCAGATGGTGCGAAACTTCAGTTTGGAGGCGCTTTCAAAATGATGGAAGATCAAGTATATAAACAACCAGAGTTCATCAAACACGTCCCGGTTCGTGACCGGGCTAATTACATATACGACTTTCTTTTCGGAGAGAGTTATGTGTATGTCGCGACCGATTTTTCGGCGTTTGAATCACACTTCACTGCAGAGATGATGCGTGCATGTGAGTTCGTATTATACGGCTTCATGTTACAAAATTATCCTGATTTGTTTCACCTTATGGAGGAAGTTCTACAAGGTACTAACAACATACAAGACAAGTGGTTCGGGATGAAAGTGGATGCGAGACGTATGTCAGGGGAGATGAATACTTCACTTGGCAACGGGTTCTCAAATCTTATATTCATGCGAACTATTTCACGAATGTATGGTTACGGTGAAGCTGTTGGTGTCGTCGAGGGAGACGATGGTTTGTTCAGGTATAAGAGAGGGAAATCACCCACTACTGAAAACTTTACAGACAATGGTTTCAATATCAAACTCGATTTACATGACAAAATTTGTTATGCTTCATTCTGTGGACTTTTGTTCGATGAAGATTGTCGTGATATCGTAACTGATCCTCGAAAAGTTCTAGCCTTATTTGGTTGGACTTCTGCCAAATACTCTTCGGCAAATCAAAAAACAATCAAGAAATTGATTCGTTGCAAAGCTCTCTCTTTGGCACATGCATACCCTGCTTGTCCAATAGTTAGCGAATTGGCACGATATGGTTTAAGAGCAACGCGCTCCTATAACGTTACCCAGTTTATAAATGCACGACGTGATTTGAATTTATACGAACGAGAAAAATTTTTGGAGGCCGATACATATTTCAAACAAAATCGCGACGAACTCAGCATTCCTAGAAAGGAAGTTGGCATGGGTTCCAGACTTCTAGTAGAAGGACTTTTTGACATTCCTGTTGACGAACAGCTCAGGATTGAAGAAATGCTCAGAAACAAAGATGATCTGTCTCAAATCACGATCCCCACAGCGGACGTTTTTATGCCCAATTCATGGATTGAGTATGCCGATAGGTATATTCTTGACCGTGAGGACGATAGAAAGTTCGACTTCAGCACTATTGCTTACCGCAACTACCTTGTTTAAGTAGATATGTGCTTTATTATCCCTAAATTGATTCAGCCATGGGG